ATAAGAAAGATGATGATATTAAAACTGATGAAGATAAAGAATATGAATCAGAAATTAGTACATTCTTTGCTAGTGAATTAGCTAAAAAACTCAAACTTGAAGTTGATGAAGATGATTTAAAATTTGAGAGTGTCGATGACGTTCTTGAATTAATGACCGAAATAGTAAATGAGAATTCAAAACCAACTTATGCTTCAGACGAAGTAGAAGCTTATGATGAATTTGTTAGAAATGGTGGAGATTTAAAGGATTTTTATAAGGAAGTATATTCTGGTAAGTTAGATGTAGCGGCTGTAGATATTGAAAAGGAATATGATCAAAGAGCTATTGTTAGAGAAAATTTACTTAATCAAGGATATAAGGAAGAGAAAATTAAAAAAATGATATCTAGGTATGAAGAAGCTGAAACTTTAAAAGAAGAAGCTGAAGATGCTTTAGAATTACTCACTGAGTTCAATGAAAAAAAATCACAATCGCTATTAGTGCAGCAGAAAAAAGTAGCTGATGATGCTCGAAAACAGCAACAAAAGTTTTTTGAGGACGTAAACACTACTATAAAAAGTATATCAGACATTAGAGGTTTCCCAATTACAGAAAAGCAAAAGCGTGAATTATTGCAATATGCATTCGCTCCGGAAGAAGATGGTTTTTCAAAATATCAGAAAGAATATCGTACGGATGTGATGAATATACTTGAGTCAGCGTTTTTTGCAATGAATAAGAAGCAAAAACTTGCTGATGACGCTGGTAAGAAGGGAAATTCAGATGCCTATAAAACTCTACGAGACAAACTAAAAGCTAAAGGCAATAAGCAACAAGTGAAAGATGACCAAAAAAGCAATAAATTGGATAGAGGTTCTTTGGGCGATTTCGGTAAAGGTATAATTTTTTAATAAATAAGTTTTAATTAATTTTTAATAAGGTAATGGAGAACAATATTCTTAATGATCTAGTTCTTTATCGTACCAAATATTTTAGTGGCTTAGTTGACGAACAAATGTTAGCTAATGCTCTTATGTCAGAACCTCACAGGGTTTCTCCTGTTATTTCTTATATCTTTGGGATATATGATAGAGGTAATGTCATAGATTTCATCACCAATGGTGTTGGACGTACAATGACAATTGAGTCCAATAGTTACCAGTGGGATCTGATGATTGAGCATGACCGAGCAATTCCGATCAAAGACTCTAAAGCAAATGGCGCAGCCATCGACACTACCAGTACATCTACTGAAGTTCCTGGCTTAGGCAAATCACCAGTTCAAATTTGGGTTGGAGAAAAATGGTTTGGTCCTGGTGCTATATTGCAATTTGACGACAAAGAATTTCAGGTACGTGTAATTGGTGAACCCTATCAAGATGGTGCTGATTTCGTGTATACTGTAGTTACAGCAGATGGTAAAGATGAGTCTTATATTCCGCCTTCACTTCTCGCAAATGGTAAGAAACTTAGTAGACTTGGGTCTGCTTATGAAGACTATAGTGAAGAAGCTGATATCGTGAATTATCAGACTCCTTTCAAGGCACGTAACTACTTAACAACTATGCGTTTGTCATATGACATAACTGGGGATGCATTTGCATCTGTAATGGTTATGCAACTGAGAGACCCGAAAACAAAGCAACAGACCTATTATTGGTCAACGTGGCAAGAGTGGACGGCCCTTCGTCAGTGGTATGAAAGACTTGATAGAATGATGGTATACCAGAAATCTAATGTATCAAAAGATGGTACTGTTGGACTTTATGGTACAAACGGTAGACCAATTTACATTGGTGCTGGTTTGCTTGAGCAGATAGCTCCTGCAAATAAACGTTATTACACTACTTTAACTTTAGATACTTTGGATAGTTTCTTATCTGATCTATCATACAATATCTTAGGACATGGTGAACGTAAGTTCATGGCGTTCTCTGGTGAGATGGGTCTGAGAGAATTTGATAGAGTTTTAAGAGATAAAGCAAGTGGATATACACTCACAGACACAGTATTCGTAACTGGTACTGGTCAGAACTTAACATTAGGTGGACAGTTCACTACATACAAAGGACTTAATGGTATAGAGTTAACACTCAAACATCTTCCTTTATATGATGATCCTGTTCATAATCGTAAGACTCACCCCGTAACTGGTAAGCCACTCGAATCATATCGTATCACTATTGTTGATATTGGTAATCGTGACGGTGAAGCTAATTTGCGTAAGGTAGTTAGAAAAGGACGTGAAATGGTTATGTGGCATGTTGCTGGTTCTGTCGCCCCAGGCGCAGGTTTTGCTTCATCTGCTAACGTATTACGTGCTAATGCAAAAGATGGTTATTCAGTACATTTCCTGTCAGAACAGGGACTTATGCTGGCCGACCCAACAACTTCAGGGGAACTCATTTGTGACGCTGAATAATAAAACTGTGTGTGATGTGGGGGAATGAGTAATTTCCCCAAACACATATATTGTTTAATTTTTAATACCATAGAAATATGAGAGTAATTTTAAGACCGATAAATAGACACACATGGTCTAATGTCGTGAAATACAAAAATTGTTATGACTATTTAGAGCCATATTATACAAGATCCGGTAATATATATACTGGAATAGGAAGAGACGATGCAGCTAGATTAGGTAATATTCTAGGTAGAAGTCTGTTACAAACTTCCGATTATTGGAAAAACTTTTTCGTTAGAGTTGGAGCTGATGATGTTTATCTCGATACAGAGGACATTCTTGATGAGATAAAATATCTATTTTTGAAGAATCACAAGAGAGTTAAAACTTCTATTTTTGAACACAAAGCAACTGCTGATTATTTACTTATAAATAAGGATGAAGAAGCTAAACGTGAGAATTTATTTAATAAAGCAAAGATAGATGCTGTTGTTGAATTCAAGAAAATGTCTCTAACAGATATGCGTAAATGTTTAAGATTATTTGGACAAAATGCTGAGAATGCTAGTAGTGAATTAGTTGAAAATTCAATGTTTAAATTAGTTGAATCTAATCCTGAAAAATTCTTACTTAAGTGGACAAATAATAAAAATAGAGAAATTGAAGTAATAGTTGAACAAGCTGTATCTAAGAATATTATACGAAGAAGTAAAAATATTTACAAATTTGGTAGTGATGTTATAGGGTATAGTTTAGAAGAAACTATTGATTTTCTAAATAATCCAAAAAATCAAGATATAAAAATATCTATACTTAATTATATTGATGCAAAAGATTATATAGTTGCTAATCAAGCTCCAGAAGAGGACTTAGCTCAGTTTAATTTGCCTGAAGAAGACAAAGTAGAAAAGCCAATTCCTGCCAAAAAGAGTAAAAAACCTGTGGTAGTTCCGGTAGATATACCAGGAGTAGATACAGATGATGAAGCAATAGATCTTAATAAAATGGATTTTAGCTAAAAAATATGACAATAACTCAAATGCATACTGCCTTTAAATTAGAGTTAGATAAAATTGACTCTTTGCAGTATCCTTCTTTTACAAGTAACGAAATAGATTACTGGCTTAATCAAGCTATTAGAAAGTTTGTAAAAACTCGTTATAGTGGAGTTAATGCTAAAAGAGAAGGTTTTGAACAAACGCAAAAAAGGATAGATGATTTGAGAACATTAGTACGTGAAGTAACTGTTCCATGTACTGAGACTGGTGCTATAAAACCAAATGGTTGGATATTAACCGATGGTTTTGATAATGCCAATTTTGTGGATGACTATTGGTTGTCCATTGGTGAAGAAGTATTATTAACATTATCAGATTCTTCAACTATAAGACAAGGTGTGACTGAAGTTACATCTGATGAATATAGAGCTGAAATTGATAATCCATATTCTAGTTTTAGACTACATTATGGTAATGCAAAACCTCTTCGCTTATTCTATAATAATACTATAGAATTTATTTCTGATGGTACATATGATGTTACTAGTGCCTATGTTAGATATATTAAAGCTCCAGATACTGTAGTACTTGCTACTACTAGTTGTGATCTACCAGAACATACTCATGATGAGGTTGTTATTTTGGGGGTTCAAATGGCGTTAGAAAATATAGAACAACCTAGGATTCAAAGCTATTCGCAGAATGTTGCTATCATGGAATAATTATTAATTTAAATAAAATAAAAAAAATGTTACAAAGGACAAATAAACTATTAATCGGTAAGGATATTAGCCGCGATGCACAGGTTGTAGCTGGTGCTACAATCGTTACAAGTGTTGGAAGCACAGGTCTAGCCGATGGTGAAGTCGTTGTTCTTGATAAAGATTTTAAAGTATTGGCAGCTGGTGCTACAATAGCCGACTCCGATATTATATATATTTGTCAGGGAACAAGTCTCACATATTCTTACACTAATGAACAAGGGACTGAAGTGACCTCTAATCGCAGGATTATATTATCCGATCCTATTCAGGGAAATTTAGTTAGAAGTTACAAAGGTATATCTTATGATGCTAAAGGAGAACAAGTTGATACATGGACTCTTAGCAATACTCCTGTTGTTGGTACTGAATATTTTGTCAGAATCGTTTATAATGATATGAACGAACATCCTGGTAAATTTACTCAGACATACAGATATATTGCTACAGATGCTCTTTTGGCCACTATGGTTGTTGCACTTAATGCAAAAATTAATGCTCATTCTGGTCGTAGGGTAAATAGTACTACTAATACTACTACTACTTTAGTATTAACAGGTAAACCAATTCCTGAATGTACTACAGGACTTACTGATATTGAAGAATTTAGAATGGTTGAATTTGAATCATTTATAAATTATGTTGACTCTGATGGTAATTGGGCTTCTTTGGGAGCTTCATTATCTCGTAGTGCTGCTGATTATGGCTCAGGTACTTGGGAACAAGTAAGAGACATGGAAAAGAGAGCATTACCTTATCGTGGTGTGCATAACTTTACAATGTTTCCTGTTCAAACTCCTGCACAAGATACTGTAAAAGATGAAACTTATGATTTTATTGTTATTGAACATGACAAATCATATGTATCTCCTGATAATCAGTATGTAAAACAGGCACCTCTCACTACAGTTATTGCTTTCGGAGTACCTGGTACTGGCACACAAGAAACAAGCGTTTTACAACAATTGAATCCTTGGATGGCTTCATTGCCAAGAGCATTTGCTAACGTTGCTGTTTAATTATTAACTTAAAAAAGATAGGAGATAA